CCCTAACACCTTCTTTCTTCAATAACCTTATACTGTTACCCAATAGATAAGAAGTTGCATTAGTACCGTTTAAATTGGGTAATACACATAATCTACTAAGTTCTAATACTGTTTGGTCGGTATTGGGTAATCCGAACCAACCTTTTAAGGCAACATTACCTTGTGGATTACTAAAAGTAGTTACACCCATTAACTCGTTTGTTTCCTTATAGTACAGACCAAAAGAAAACTTAGCAAAGAATTTAGCGTCACCCAAATAATGGTATGTCTTAACAAAGTCATAAGCCACTTTTTTATCAATTTGTTTAATCACAAAAATTGTGTTCGCCTTTACTTCTCTAGTAATGAACTTTATAATATTATCCATAGTTTAAGTTTAAACAATAAAAATTACAACCTAAATATTTATTAAAAAAAGAATGTTATATGGCAGAAAAAATTTCAGAATTCAAACTACAAGAACCTTTAAGAACCAATAGATGGTTATTAAAAGCAGGTAAAGTACCAGTGTGGTTGGTTCGTTCCACAAACTTAGAGACCTTTGTTGAGAAGGGAAAAACTTATACAAAATTAAATTTTTCCTTATTAAACACGGTTGATTACACAATAGTACCTGATGATGTTATTCAGTTAAGAAAAATTAAATTAGAATTTTTAGATTCAGTTGGTCACGTAATTAACGGTTACGACATGAATGTTGAATTTGAAAAAATGAGTTTAAAGTGTGATTATTCTGACGATGGTTTATTAACCCACAATTTTGTCTTCTACGTTAAAAATTTAAACCAACTTCATACCAATGTTGGTGAGGAATCTGAAAAAGAAATTGTAGAAAATTACAAGAACAATAAGAAAAAAGAAGAAGTGAGGATTTAGTCCTCATTTTTTTTATTATTGGATACTTAAAAATTTTTTAATTATATTTTTTAAAACCGATTCTTCCTGTCTGAGTAGATACGGCGGTATTTCTAAAGAACCAAAATCTTGCTTATATCTCATATCCCAATATATTCTATCAACCAAATCTTTTTTATTACCCCTAACAGGATATGGTTTTTTGTCAATTATTATATATTTATCACCCATAAATTTTGACATGTTTTTTGGGTAATCGGTTAAAAGTTCATCAATAAACCCAATAGGGTAATATTTAGTTAAATTTTCTAAGAGGTCATCATGTAATAAATCATTGATTTCAGATTCTTTTAATATTTTACGGATAATATTTCTCACAATTATAAATATCTGTAAAAATTAAATAAAATTTTTAACAGTTTTTTCACTGTTATTAGATATTTATAATTATATGGGAAGAAAAAAGAAATATTTAACAGAGGAAGAAAAAATAGAGGCTAACAAACGTTGGTGCATGGAATATTATGAACGTAATAAGGAATTAGTACGTGAAAAAAATAAAAAAAGATACCATGAAAGAAAAAAAGGAAAATGAATTCTATTATGTGTATAAACTAACTAACCCGATAACTGGTGAGTTTTATTTTGGTAGTAGGAAATCAAAAAAACAGCCACATGAGGATTATAAATATTTAGGTAGTATGAAGACTTGGATTATAGATAAGTCCGTTTTAGTTAAAACAATAATTAAATCAGATTTTAAGTCACATGAAGAGTGTGTGATTTATGAAAGTGAAATTATACGTCTAAATATAAATGATATTTTAAATAGGAATTATAATATACCAAATGTTGGGTTTTATACTAAAGGTAAAAATTGTGGTGGTGATAAAAATTCATTTTACGGTAAAAAACATAGTGAAGAACATAAAAAACTTATATCTAATTTAACTAAAGGTGAGAAAAACCCATCCTATGGTAAAAAATGGGTTAATAACGGTAAAGAAACCATTTTAATAGAAAAAGAACGGTTAGGTTATTATTTAAACAATGGTTGGGTGTTTGGTAATTTAAATTCTGTCACATTTAACACTTCCAATAGAAAGTGGGTTAATAATGGTGAAAAAATGTTATATATAAAAGAAGAGGAATTAAGTTATTATTTAAATAATGGTTGGGTTTCAGGCCGTATTATTACAAATAAAATGTTAGAGGGCAACAAAAAAATAAGTCAAACTTTTAAACTTAGAAAAACAAAAAAGGGTGAATAGTTCACCCTTTTTTTACACTGTTACCAACGTATTTTCAACCAAAGTTTTTGACTCGATATCATCCCAAGTAGATATTAATTGTTTAGCGTATTCAGTCTCACGGCCAGTCCAGCCTCCTAAAACACTTCCTCTGTAAATATTTTCAGGTACAACTGAGTTATTGTAACCAGCTACTTGGACTGTGAAGACGTTAACTTTTGGGTTAACCTTACTACGGTATTCATCAACCATCTTTAAAACATCAACATAACTGCCACCCTTTTGGTGTATGTCCGCTTTGTTAATACCTTGTCCGTAAAGACCACCATGCCCTGCTTGCATATCACTATATATAAAGATAGTATCATAGTGAACTTTTTTATCAATTGCTTCACGTAGAAACAACCAAATACCGTGTTCACAAGATTGACCTTGTGCTTTACCTCTTTTACAAGTTTCTTCCAACTGAGTAATAATACCGTCTCTTTTAGAAACAGGTTTTAAACTTAATCTTTCACCAAAAACACCAACATATCCTTCATCAGAACATAATGCTGTGATGATAGAAGATAAGTTCGCAATTTCCGCGATGTGTGTACTTCCGTATTCAGAAGTCATTTGACCCCAAGAAGAACCTGAGTTATCAGACAAACAAGCCACCTTACCCTTTAATTTAGGAAAGTTTGCTAAGGAGATATCCAAACACTCTTGTAAAGTGTCAAGAATTATACCCTTGTGATTAATATTAATATTAACAATTTGCTTATATGCCGTGTAATAACGAAATGGGAATTGTTTACCATAAATAACACCACCTTTAAGGTCAGCCATCACTTTTTTAGCCAACTCTGTATCGTTCACCTCAGTAAAAATACCACGAAGGTTTCTTAAAAGAGCCATGTGTGGAACCTTAATTGTGTTAAGAATCTCCTTCCAAGTTTTACCTTGGGATTTTAAAGACTCCCATGTTTGTTCCGTTTCAGAAACAGCCACGTCACCATTCTTCATCAACTCATCAATAACTTCAGAGTGTGCGTGAGAAATACGAACCAAGTCAATTAAAGACTTTGATTTGTACTTATGGATTTGGTATCTTCCGAAAGTAGCCAACTTGTCTGCCCAAGTACGTTTTACGATAGAAGGAAGATTATTCTTAGAACCCTTCAAGAACATGAAGTAATCAAATTGATTGGTAATATCATCGGGACGACCAACGATTTCCATACCGATTTTCTTCATGAAACCTGGGTTTGCCTCATTAAATTCAACACGTTTCGGGTGTTGAGACGCTCTAATGAATATAACCGCTGGGTTAAGTCTCATGAACATTTCGTGACGAAGTTTCACCGCGAACTCAAGAGTGGCTTTGAAATCATAGTCCAATGCGGCATCAATGGTTTTTGTAAACACATCACTAGTTGTTTCACTTGGATCAGTGTACATACCTAAAATGTCGTGTCTCTTCAACGTTGACAAGTTTGATGGTTTATCATGAGAACCTCTGTAATAAGAAGGTTCACCAAAGATAGACGATGCTGCCACGATACGTAATGTATCCATTGGGTTCAATGTGTAAGATGTTCCACCATCGAAATTTTCTACTGCTTTTGATTTGAACTTTGTCATAACTTAAAATTTAATTATTAATACGTTTTTATTTAATTCTTCTGCCTTTTTAATTGAGTCTAGGGTACCTTTACTCTTGCCATCCCAAAAGGCTACTATTAATTCCGATTCATTTATAATATCTGTGTTTCTTAAAAACCCTGCTTTTCTACCGTGTGTTTTCCAATCAGGATAAAAAATCTTTGTCGGTATTTCATTTAACTTAGCGTACTGTTCACCTAGTGAGTCCGCCCCCATTGCTCCACCTGAAACCAAAAGTGTTATATTCAAAGTTGATAAGGTTTCCTTTACCAATTTATAATCACTGAATGTTCTACTACCTATTACTGCTACTTTCATGTTAATAAAATAAAAAAGTCCCTACAATTTTACTCGTAGGGACTGTCAGGTCTCACTACCGCAGTCTATGGACCGTGGCGTGGACAATATTAGTTCCTATTGAGTATATTAGATAAAAGTGTTTTGTCGTTTTTCATAAATTGATGTAACTTTTATCACCGCTTCAACAGAAGATTTTTAGATTCCTTAGAATTACCTGAGAATGTCTCAGAATAATGTTTCTTGTGTTCCCACCTAGGGGAAAACCAGGAGTAACCCTGAATAGGTTTGAGAGACGCTAATAAACTCGGGGATTTTAAAGATCCTACCTAAACTTTTTAGGTTTTAGAGTCGCTAATAAACTCCACAAAGTTACTTCAGATGATACTTTTGGTATCATTGGACTATACCTGTGAGAAAAAGTCCGGTTTCTGAATCATAGTTGTATATTTTGATGTAATCATCCCAACCGCTTCAGGTAAACTAAGAAAATCAATATTTTTAAGAACGTTTTGTTTGTTAATACTAATCATAAAAAGCGTTTCTGTCAATACGCTAGTTAAGTTTTTTTTAATTTAAAAAATAATTCCACTTATTTTTGTAGGTACCTAACTTACCTTTCATCACACGTTTTTCTTCACCATAAGTTTCAGTGATGGCTGCCAATTCGTTTGTTGGTACTACATAGATTTCAGGATCAACACTAACATCTTCAAATTTATTATTATAAATAACAAATACGACAAAATGGTTATCTTTTGCCACAACGTTATTAACAACTAAAGAAGAGTATCCTCTGACAGCCTTAACATCTACAGAAATAGGTTGTCCGTCTTTTTTAATAACACGGATGTCGACACTTTTTTTATTACCCTGACTCATGTAAGCCTCTAATTCCATTCTATAAAATTTAGAAAGTATTAGATATTCACTCGCAATACCTGTATTAAAAGTATCTTTTCTCATAGTGTAAAATTACAAACAATAACTGAATAAAAAAAGGGGTCACCCCCTTTTTTTTTTATTTTAATAATGTAACATGTCCGACTATTTCACGTCTAATACCTTTTATATCTATTATGGTTAATTTATAAACATAAATTTGGTCCTGACATAATGTACCTTTAAAAGTACCGTCCCATTCTTTATTTGAAGCATTATGAATAACACTACCCCAGCGGTCAAAAATCATGATATCATAATTTTTTATTCCACTACCTTTTGGTTTAAAAGTTTCATTTATACCATCTCCGTTTGGTGAAAATGAATTAGGTACCCAAATTAACAATTCTTCATCAATTGTTAAAACTTTAACCACTGTGTCTTTACAACCATGTTCACTTACTAACATTAAACTAATAGGATAATTACCAGGTGTTTCATAAACTTGTTCTGGGTTCTTAACCATTGAAGTTGAGTCTTCGTTTAATTGCCAAAACCAACTTTGAATATTCATTTGTTGTTCTACTGGGTAAAAAGTTACTTTGTTATCAGAAACATGGTTTGGCATATTAGGTGACCAATTAAAATCAGCATTTGGTTTTGGGTACACAGTTAATACGTTACCGTATTTAAAAGTTTCTTTACAACCATTTTTACCAATTGTAGTGATTTTTAAATCATAATTACCTGAATTTAAACAAATGTTGATACTATCACCCATAAATGATTTACCATTAAAATCATATGTTACAAGATTAGATAAGTTTTTAACTTTTGAATCATATAAAAAACAAAAAGGTTCACAAACATTATTTTTATCTAAATTCAATGTTGGTTGTGGAGCTGCGTTAACTGAAAGTGTAACTGGAGTATATATGGTGTAAGTAGGACAAGATACGTCATAAACACTAACATTATATATCATAGTACCCATAGCTACACCTGTTTGTATGCCACTATTAGGTGTTGTTAAATAAACACTAGGTTCCCAATTATAAGCGTAATTACCACTTCCGTTGTCCGCTTGTGCGGTTAAAGTAAAACTATCCCCTTTACAAAGAGTTTTATTAGTGGGTACATTTTTCCAAACAATAGGATTAAGTACTTGTAAGTTAGTGGTGCCGTATGTTTTACACCCATTTAAATCAACAGTTAAAGTATAATTACCTACGTTTGATAGATTAACGTTAGGTATAAATAAATTTTGTGTGTTTGAATTATACCCAGGTCCTATCCAAGTATAAGAAGAACCACCTAACGGACCATCAATTGTGTATAGACTGTTATAACATAATTGAGTGTATGGGGTTAATGTAAAATTAATTTTAGGGTTAACCACTAAAGTAGTTGTGTTTGTGTTGTAACAAGTTAAATTTCCGTTTGTAAATGCCACTGTAACTACATAATTACCGTTCCAACTCGGATTTAAATTTTGAAAATAAGTCGTTGGTTGAGTGACATTAAAACCGTTTGGACCTGTCCATGTATATGAAATAGCCCCTTGAGCATTAGCGGTTAAAGTGGCGTTATCGTTTTCACAAACATTTATCAAAGATACAACACTTACTGTATTAACTGGTACTACAGACAAATTAGTCATGTTAGAAGTCACACAAGATACGGTTCCTATACTCCAAACAGCGTTTACGGAATAATTTCCAGAAACAAAAGGTTGTATATTGTTAAATGTTAATGTTTGTTGTTGTGAATTAAAATTATTTGGTCCAAACCAATTGTATGTTGGGTTAGCTGATGCCGATGCTGTTACAATTATACCGTTAGAGTTTTGACAAACATTTTGTGGTAAAGAAACAGATACAGGATTCATTGGTACTATTGAAACGTTTGAAACCGCGGTTGAACTACAAACTAATGTTGTTTGACTACTTGAAAAATAAGCGGTCACAGAGTAATCACCTGAAATTGTGGGTGTAACGTTAACTAAACTTGGGTTTGGTAAGTTACTTGTATAGGCGTTAGGCCCGTTCCACGTATATGACGTAGCTCCGTTTACAAAAGCGTTTAAATTAATATTTGTACCCTGACATTGGGTGTAAGAAGGTGTTACAACAACTTGTGCTACTGGTACTACGGCCGCACTTGAAGAAGAAAAAGCTTTGCATTGACCCCCATTTGTAAAAGTACTTGTTACAGTAAAATTATATAAACCAGTATTAACAGGTTGTGCAGGGTTAAAACTTATAGATTGTGTGTTAGCCACAAAGTTATTAGGTCCTGTCCATGAATAAGTCATAGAACCCCCACCTGTCACTGTGTTATTAAAATTTAAAACACTTCCTTGACAAACAGGTCCGTTGTTAGTTATTGATGTTGACGGATTTGGGTTAACCCAAACTTGAATCGTATTTGTTCCATTACACCCACAACCGTTTGGTGGTGTAACATTTAAAGTATAAACACCACTTTGTAAAACATTTGTGGCAGTAAAAGTAGGACTTAATACAGAACTTGTGTAATTCATAGGTCCTGTCCATGTGTAAGTATAAGTGTTAGGTGTACAAGTACCCGAACCAGGTCCCAACAAAATAGACGCGTTTAATGAAACAACACCACCGATACAAACAGGTGAGTTACTTGTTAAATTAATAGTCATAGTACTTGGACTACTATTAACGTAAACATAGTATTCTTCGGTCTCACCATAACTATAAGAAGTACAAGGTTGAATGATGTTACCTGAACTAGAGTAAACACATCTAACTCTCATCCTATAAGTTCCTGCCGGTACTGTTGGTACTGTCCAAGCTGGCATAGGTGCGAACACACCAGCAGGAGGAGTAACACCTGTCTGAGTAACTCTTTCACCACCAGGAACTGCTCCTGTAAAAGCCGCTTGATTATAAACCCCGTCATTATTCCAATCAACGAACACCGCACATCCTTGAGCGAATGTAATACCTGATTGAAAATTACTTGTTATCACTTGTCCTGGTGAACATATCATGTAATATTGACAACCCCAAAGACGGTAGTTTCTCATGTTACCACTTAGAACTTGAGCATTACAACCTGAATTATTATTAACAATGTTAAATGTCGCACCCGCAGTGTTGTAACTGTTGATGAAATCATTCACACTGTTACCAGGTGAATTTGAAGGTCCGAATTGATTACATGGTTGGTTAAAGTAAATCGGCATACAATAAGGTGCTGGACCAACACCTACTTGTGATTTTGAAATTCGTGGGATAAATACAACTATTGCAGTTAAAATCCCTAATATAATTTTTTTAATCATTTTTGAAAATTAATTTTGAGGTTGGTACTAATACGATTGCGTCTTTAAAACCATCTAAAGTTATAATTGATTCCGTGTCGTTATTTCTATAAGATTCAAACCTAGAAATATCTATTATAGTTTCATCCAAAGATTCTCCTTCTTTGTAATAATTTCTTTTTACATAAAAAGATTGTGAATAATACCACAGTTCTTTGCAGTATTTAATTTTATTATTTGTTTTAAAAAATTCAAAATCAAAACCCGTACCGTGTTTGGTTCTAACATAAGGTTCAAATTTTTGGGATTTTTTGTCGTTTTTGACAAAAAGTAGAGCGTTTGATTGTTCAACGGTGTATGGTGATTGTGCCTTGACAATCAAACAAGCCGTAAAGATTAAAATTGTTAGTAATAGTTTTTTCATATTATATAAAGTTTATATATAATATATATTAAAGAATTTTAACTATTTCTACACAAATGAGTGAGTAGTACAATATAATTAGGAAAGACGGTAAAATAAAAATCTCACTTAAAGTGAGATCTTTTGATTTATAAAAAATAAAGTAATCTTTTAGGTAAGGATCGATTTCTGAAGCAGGTGCTTTCATCATTACGGACAACAAGCAAAATTAGTGATCCCGACAGGATTCGAACCTGTGACCGACAGTTTAGAAAACTGTTGCTCTATCCGACTGAGCTACAGGACCAAAATATGTAACAGAGGTGGGTTAAAATTTTTAAGCCCTTACCTTTGTAGTCAGGACAGGATTCGAACCTGTATCTTTAGGGCAACACCCTTTGTGTTTACCGTTTCACCACTCTGACTATATTCGCCCCAAATGAGATTACTTTGAGGACTAGATTTTAACGGGTTACTC